CGACCGCGAGGAGCCAGGACCTCGAGGACCACAGGCGGGAAACCCGGAACGGATAGGAGCCGAGATGGCGACGAGTCAGGAGCTGGGCCAGAAGGCGACGAAGATTGAGAGCGAGCTCGCGGCGCAGCTCGCGACGGACGAGCGGGTTCTGGTCGTCCTCGTGAACCGCAACGGTTTCGGCGCGGGGACGAACATGCCGAACGTCGTTCTCACCCGCGTGCTCAAGGAGCTGCTCCAGAAGCTCGAGGCCGGAGCCGAGCCGAGCCGCATCGTCGTCCCGGGGCGGCTCCAGTGAGCGACGCCGTCCAGGCGCGGCCCGCGCGGCCCCTCACGGTCCTCCAGGTCGCAGATCGGCTCGGCTGCTCGATCGACAAGGTCTACGAGCTGCTCGACGACGAACTTCTGCCGGGCGCGCGCCGCCTCGACCCCCGGAAGCCGAAGAGCCCCTGGCGCATCCCCGTCGCCGCGGTCGAGCTGTACCTCGCGCGCCGATGAGCCCGAACCTCGCCGCCGCCGTCGACGAGCTCGGTCAGCTCGGCGTGCGGGTCGCCTCGACCTTCGAGCGCGACAGCGCTGGGAACCCGGGCATCGTCATCCTCGAGCGCGGCGGGCGCGCCGGCGAGATCCGGACGTTCACGGTCGCGCCCGCCGTCCTCGAGAACCAGGACCAGGCGCTGGACTGGGCGCGCATCGTCGCGACGCTCGCGCTCGACGTCCGCGCATAGCCCCGTGTACCGTTCGGGCCATGCGCCCGAATCTCCTCGGAGTCATCGGCCTCGCCGTCATCGCCGCCGCAGTAGCAGCCGTGCCCGCGGGAACGGAGAGTCGGTGGGGAAAGGTCGCGATCGCCGCGTCCGCCGGTTTCGCCGGCGTCTGGTTGCTCGGCGACGTCGCCGGGCTCGACCTCCTTGGCGCGGTTCTCGGAGGTCCCGCCGGCGTCGCTGCGGTGTACGGGCTCCTGCGCGCAACCTCCTCGGAAACGAAAAGCCCCCGGTCGAGGTGACCGGGGGCCGGAGGAGGGCGTCACCGCCCGAGACATCTGCGCGTCACATGATGCGCTCCCTGCGAGAGGCCTCACGGTAGCAGCGCGGGTGCAACGCGCACCTCCCTCGCCCCCGACGATTCCGGTCCTTTCCGGAAGTTTCGGGAAGTATTCACCCTCGGGAACGGTCCTCGCCTTGCCGTGCGAGCCCGGTGGCCCGCTGAATGCTCGCGGATGGGGTCCCGACGCGAGCTCGCAGACCGTGCGACGGCCGTCGCGGCCCCCTGGTGCCCCCTCATCGCCAAGGAGTCGTGCATGCGGTTCGCTCTCGCAGCGCTCGCAGCGTTCAGCCTCGCCCTCGCCCTCGCCGCGCCCGCCCAGGCGCAGACGGTCATCCAGTACAGGCAGGACCCCGGAAGCGTCCTCCTGGTGGACCCCACCACGATCGCGACCGCCACGGCCTACCAGGCCGACATGGATCTCGGCCGCTACGTCCGCGGGACCTGCCAGCTCCAGAACGCCAACGACGGCGGCGCCTCGCGCGTCCTCACCGTCTCCTGCACCGACGCCCCGACCTCGAGCGGGAACATCCTGTACATCCCGGCGGTCGCGGGCGTCGCGAAGTTCTCCTGCACCTTCCGCAGTCGCTGACGCTCCGGCCGAGGGCGCGCGGTGGGTCGGAACTCCAAGAGCGAGAAGGGCGCTGCGGGTCTCACGGCCCAGCAGCGCCTTTTCGCTCACGAATTCGTCCGCGACCACAACGCGACGAAGGCGGCGGAGCGGGCCGGCTACAGCGCGCGCACGGCCGGACAGCAGGGCTCGCGGCTGTTGAAGAACGTCAAGGTCGCCGAGCTCGTCGGTCGGCTCGAGGAGAAGCACCTCGCGAAGGTCGACTCGAAGGCCGAGCAGGTCCTCGCCGAGCTCCACCACCTCGGCCTCGCGCGCCTCTCGAGGGTCACGAACGACGACGGCTCGGTGAAGCCACTCTCGGAGTGGCCGGAGCGCGAGAAGGCGGCGCTGACGAAGCTCGAGGTGAAGGAGTACTTCGGGAAGCCGGTCCAGGCCGATGACGGCGCGCTGGTGACGCCGCTCGTCGGGCGCTCGGTGAAGGCGCGGATGGACTCGAAGCTCGGCGCCCTCAACACCCTCGCCGAGCACCACGGCCTGGTGAAGCCGAAGGACGGCGGGAACGTCCAGATGCGGCTCGAGGAGCTCATCCTCCTCGCCCGGAAGACGCTGGAGCTCGAGCGGGCCGGCAGGGTCGGGGGTGAGTCCCGGTGAGCGCCGCCCTCCAGCGTTCGGTGCTCTCGCCCGTGACGGACGAGCTCGAGGAGCTCGCCCGCGTCCTCGGCCTCGACGCCTCGGTCCTCGCGAGCGCGCGCGCCGAGGGCGTCTTCGACGGCGGGCCCGAGGAGGCCGCGGCCGCGCTCATCGTGTGGATGCGCGACCCGGTGCAGTTCGTCCGGGACCTCTTCCGCGTCGAGCCGGACCTGTGGCAGCGCGAGGCGCTCGAGTCGTACTGGTTCAACGACCGGACCGCGCTCGTCGCCTGCAAGGGCCCCGGCAAGACGGCCGTCCTCGCCTGGTGCGGCTGGGGCTCGCTCTCGCTCTACCCGCACGCGAACGGGATCGCCCTCTCCATCACGGAGGACAACCTCCGCGACAACCTGTGGAAGGAGCTCGCCTGGTGGTACGCGCGCAGCCCCTTCCTGCAGCGGATGTTCAAGATGGGGGGCGAGCGGATCGAGGCCCGCGAGGCGCCGAAGACCTGGTGGCTCTCCGCCCGCGCCTTCGCGAAGGACGCTCGCCCCGACCAGCAGGCGAACACCCTCGCCGGCCTCCACTCGCAGACGCACGTCTTCGTGCTCTGCGACGAGAGTTCGGACTACCCGCCCGGCGTCGTCCCGGCCGCCGAGGGCATCTTCATGAACAAGGGCGTCGGCGGTCTCGTCGCCCGGCTCATCCAGGCGGGGAACCCGACGCGCTCCGAGGGCCCGCTCTACGACGCCGCGGTGACGCATCGCCGGCGCTGGACCGTCATCCACATCAGCGGCGACCCGGACGACGCGAAGCGCTCGCCGCGCATCAGTCTCGAGGAGGCGCGCGCGCAGATCGCCGAGCACGGGCGCACGAACCCCTGGGTGATGGTGAACATCCTCGGGCAGTTCCCGCCGGTCGGGTCCGACAAGCTCCTCGGCCCGCAGGACGTCGAGCGCGCGGTGAACCGGCAGGTCGCGCGGCACGTCTACCGCTGGGACGCGATCGTCGGCGGCTTCGACCCGGCCGCCGGCGGCGTGTGCAAGAGCGTCCTCACCGCGCGCCAGGGCGCCTACGTGCTCGGCTCGAAGGACTGGCGCATCGAGGACCCGAACGTCCTGTGCGACCAGGTCGCCCGGGTCATCCTCGAGCGGCGGATGCACCGGGTCTTCGTGGACATCGGCGGCATCGGCCGGCCGATCTTCAACATCCTGAAGAAGCTCGTCCCGGAGGAGATCCTGGTGGGCGTCGACTTCGGCGCCGACGCCTCGGATCCGACGCGCTGGTACGACAAGCGCTCCGAGATGTGGAGCCTCATGTCGGACGCGGTGAAGACCTGGCTCGCGATCCCGGACAACGCCGGGCTGCGCGCCGACCTCCTCGCGCCCCGCGTCGACCGCGAGATCAACCGGCACCGCCACACCGTCATCCGGGTCGAGCCGAAGGACAAGATGGCGAGGCGCGGGATCCCGTCGCCCGACGACGGCGACTCGCTCGCGCTCACCTTCGCGCATCCGGTCGAGGCGCCGCGGCGCGACGGGTTCGGCGGCTTCGTCCACGAGCAGCAGCGGAAGTCGCAGGACTGGCGCCCGGAGGTCGGATGAGCCTGTTCTCCCGGATCGGCAGGGCATTCGATCGGAACGTCCTGCAGTCGACGGTCGGCCAGATCGGCCTCGGCCTCATCAACCCCGCGCTCGGGCTCGGCTCGTTCGCCTACGACCTCCTCCGTCCGAGGAGCGCGCAGGGCGCGAACCTCCCGGCGCTGCCCGGGATGCCCGACCTCACCGACCAGGCGATCCAGATCGCCCGCGACCGCGAGGCCCGGCGACAGCGGGCCGGCGGGACGAGCTCGACATTCCTCTCCGGCGTCCTCGGGCCGATGGACCAGCCCTCCACCTTCGTGAAGTCGATGCTGGGGAGCTGACGCGATGGGAGAGATCCTCACGCCGCGGCAGCGCTACAACTCCCGCCACCAGGCGCTCGTCCAGGCGCGCGCGCCGTTCGACGAGTCCTACCGCGAGCTCGGGCAGTACCTGCTCCCGTGGCGCATGCGGTGGTCGGAGAGCGACCGCCACAAGCGCGAGCTGAACACGGACATCCTCGACCCGACGGGCACCCTCGCGGTCCGCACCTGCGCGGCGGGGATCGCGGCCGGCATGTTCTCCGCCGGCCGGATCTGGTTCCGCTACGGCCCGCCGGCGTCGCTCCTCGCCGGCAAGCAGGGGGCCGCGGTCAGCCCCAAGGTGAAGCGCTACCTCGCCGAGTGCGAGAGCGTCGACCGCGAGGTCCTCGCCCGCGGGAACTTCTACGGCGCGACGAGCGGCTCCGTCCTGTACGACCTCGTCGGCTTCGCGATCGGCGGGATGTTCGTCGAGGAGGACCTCCGGACGGTGGCCCGCTGCAAGCCGCTGCCGCTCGGCCAGTACTGGCTCGCCGCCGGCGCCGACGGTGAGATCAACACGAGCTCGCGCCGCTTCACCCTCACGGTCGCGCAGCTCGTCGAGATGTTCGGCCTCGAGGCGGTCTCGTCTCGGGTGCGCGACCAGTACAAGCGCCACCAGCTCGACGTCGAGCACCAGGTCGCGCACATCGTCGAGCCGAACCGGCGCGATGACGAGACCGGTTTCGAGGGGATGCGCGCCGGCCACTTCGACTGGCGCGGGATGGACTACCGCTCGGTCTGGTACGAGGTCGCCCAGCCCGAGCTCCGCGGCGACAGCTTCCTCCGGGTCGCCGGCTTCCACGAGTTCCCCGGGGTCTTCCCCCGCTGGGCGAGGACCTCGCCGGAGGACGTCTACGGCACCGGCGCCGGCCACCAGGCGCTGCCGGACATCAAGCAGCTGCAGACGATGGTGCGGCGCAAGCTGCAGCTCGTCGAGAAGGTCGCGATCCCGCCCCTCAAGGGCGACGCGGAGATCTCCGGCTTCCCCTCGCAGCTCCCCGGCGCCTTCACGCGCGTGCCGGGCGGCGGCGGCCCGGGTTCGAAGCTCGAGCCCATCCACGTCCCCGAGGCGGCCGCGATCGCCCAGGTCCGCGAGGAGATCCAGACCCTCCAGTGGACCATCCGCGAGACGCTCTTCGCCGACCTCTGGCGGATCATCACCGACGACGAGCGGAAGCAGCCGTCGACGGCGGAGGAGGTCCGCGCGAAGAAGGAGGAGCGGCTCCTCCAGCTCGGCCCCGTCGCGAACAGCCTCGAGGGCGAGTACGCGCGCCGGGTCCTCGACCGGCACTTCTACCTCGCGGAGCGCGCCGGGATGCACCCCGACCCGCCGCCCGAGCTCGCCGACCAGGAGATCAAGGTCGAGTTCGTCTCGATCTTCTCCGAGGCGCAGAAGGCCCAGGAGATCCCCGCGATCGAGCGGGTCGCCGCCTTCGTCCAGGCGCTCTCCGCCATCGACCCCGAGATCATCGACGCGCCGGACGCCGACAAGTTCGTCGACAAGTACGCCGAGGTCGCCGGCCTCTCGCCCGACCTCATGCGCAGCGCCACCGAGCGCGAGCGCCGCCGGCAGGAGCGGGCCCAGCGCCAGGCGCAGGCCCAGTCCGCCGCGGCGATGGCGCAGGGCGCGGCCACGGCGAAGGACCTCTCCGGCGCCTCGCTCGAGAGCGACTCGGCCCTCTCCCGCAT